TACAAAAAAAGTAAGAATGCATTGCGTCCCATCAAAAAATAGGGGAAGGATAGATTTGTGTTTAGAATCAGATGACGGAATTAATATCCCAATAGCAAGGATAAAATTATTTAGCAATGATTTGTTTGTTGATTTTATAGAAACTTTTGATGATGCGTCAAAATTTGGCGAAGAAATAGCCAGAAGGTGGAACGAATTTAAAGATAAAAAATAATTTATTATGAAATCAGGAATAATAGGACAAGCAAAAGATTTTGAATATTCACTATATGCAAACGAAGATAAATCTATTATTTTAATCGCCACTAAAGTAGGAGAATATTTACATGGAACAGTATGTTTTTCAAACAGCAATTCGTATAAAATTGGACATTATAGCAGAGGTTGGATTGCGTCTAATTTCACTATTTTTCAAGATAAAGTAATATTGTCAAACGAATAAAAATATAAGAAAATGATACAGGCAAGAATAAATCACGCGGACATCTCTTGGGAAGAATTCCCTGTTTTAGCGTTTAATCCAGATTTAAATATTATTATTATAGCCTTAGAAAATGGTGATTATTTAAAGGGAACTGTAGTCAGTTCTGATAAACCAGAACATCCAATTGGGAAATACTACGAATATTGGGAAAAATCCCAATTTTGTCCTTTTGAAGATGAAGTAATATTAAAAAACAAAAGCAAATGAAAAAGATACTTGGAGCGCACAACGCAAACACATGTCTGGAACCACGCAAATGGTGGATGAGACTAATTAACTTTACGTCAAAATGCCAAAAGTTGACAATAGCCGAACAGTTCAAGCATGGAGTAAGATACTTTGACTTTAGAATAAGATATGACAAAAAATTAGGTATGTTTATAAATTGTCATGGATTGGTAGAATATTATGAATCGCTAAGTATTACTGTTTATAATTTAACTTATCTTGCAGCAAAAATAGCACCAGAACCAATTTATATTAGGTTTGTGTATGATGATACATTTAATAATCATATAAATGATTACAATTTTACCGATTTATTTATAAAACATATATTACCTATTTTCCGTCATGACGAAAATGTTATTTGGCAACTTATAAAAAAATCTTCATGGGAACATATAGATTCCAACAATAGACCTCAACCTGCAATAGTGGACTGTTTCAAAAACTACAGAGGCTATAAATGGATTCCTTGTCCACAAAGATATATATCTAAACATAAAGAACATTATCAAAAAATCATAGATAATACACATATTGGAAATGATACTGTATTTCTATGTGACAGAGTAGATTTATTCAAAATAAAATAACATGGCAACAAGCAAAAGAACATGGCAAAGATTTGAGGCGGCAGTAGCAGCCCTTTTTGGAACTAAAAGAGTTCCACTTTCCGGTAGCAATTCAGGACATAATACACACTCGGACTCTATGCACCCTGATATTTATATAGAATGTAAACTAAGGGAATCATTCTCAATATGGAGATTATTCGATGATACTTCTAAAAAAGCCAAGAAAGAGGGGAAAATACCTCTGGTGGCAATAAAGGAAAAGAACAAACAAGGATGCTTATTTATTATAAGCCCAGATAATCTAAAAGAGTTAGCAGAATTATATTCTTCTGATAAAGAAGAAAAATCAGAAGAAATATACGTTGAATTATAAAATTTAATATATTTGCTATATGGAAATGGTAGTATTAGAAATAGACTTAAATCAAATTCCCGCTGATAAAATAAAAAACTTTTTACGTAAAAACGGGAATGAGGCTAATGTAGTCAAAATATGTGCATGTAAACGCAAACAACCCGACCCCTATGGGAGTGATATTACCGTTTACATAAATCAATCTCAGGAAGAGAGATTAGCAAACCAGCCTAAAATATATTGCGGAAAAGGAGTCGAAATAAAGACAAATAAACAACAGACACCGCAATATCAAACCAATAATAATGAGCCTGATTGTCCATTCTAAAAATAAACATTATGGAAACAGAGGAAATTTTAAATATTATACAAGCATCATTAAAAATATGTGCGGAAAATATAAAAGCCCGACATTGGACTATGGTAGGTCACGACTTTATGACTTATCACCCTTATTTTGACGAAATAAATGAAAAGCTCATTGATTTTGTAGACGAAATTGCAGAGAGTACTGTTGTAACCGGAGGTATACCGCCTTATAATTTTGAGCAATATTTAAAATTTTCATTTATAGAGCCTATTAAATTTATCCCTTCTTTGGATATGATGATAAAGGATACTATATCGGAATTGCAAAAGATATATGATTATATAAATGACAACTTCGCCCAATTTGACGATACCACGGCAGATTTAATGGTTAAAATAACAAGGAAAATAAGAGATAAATACTTATTCTTTTTAATACAGTCCGACAAACTTAGTTTTAGTTAAACATTATTATTCATATTTTTACCCCGTTTGTTTGTGAAAATAGACGGGATTTTTTATATTTGTACATATCAACAAAGTACAGCATTTCGGAAAAGTAAAATGGCAATCTATATCCCCAAGTTGTGAAATTTGGGGATATTTTATATATTTGCATAGTGTTATTATTATTCATATGTAGCCCGTACTCGTTTGTGAAAATAGGTACTCACTAATTTTTTTCATATTAAATAATGTTTTAAAGGCTGGAACTCAAAAGAGAACCAGCCTTTTTTAATAGTAGGAGAATATATCCTCTATACTACCAACACACTAAAATGTTAAGAAATTCCATTGTGCCCCAAATCCCAAATACGGAGAAAACTTGTTGCAGGCTATAGCATAGCCAAATCCTGCTTGCAATCCTAAGCTGAAGTGGCTTTTTTCTTTTTTGACATGCGTCTCTGTTTTCGTTACAGTTAAATACTTCACCGGTGAATAAACTTCTATCTTTTTAGCCTCTACACGATACCCTGACATACATATCGAATATGTAGAATCTTTAAAACAGTACTCTGATATCGGTATTTCTACTTCTGCCGGCTTAGAAAGTTCAGGAACATACAACGTGTCCCTAACAGTCTCCTTTATTTTGATGTATTTTGGAATTAATAGTGTGTCAATGAATGTATCTACCTTTGTGATGACAAAAGTGTCTGTGTGAGTTTCTATTTGGGGCGTATTGGCGTGTTTGCCTATGGTATATCCACAAGCAAAGGACAGAAAGAGCGAAATAACCAATAACACCCCAAATTTCCTCATTTCTTAAAATATAATTCAGATTCTGCCTTCCTTCTCCTTACAAGCCCTGAAAGCACTTCTTTCCCTGCATATATCCATTTCTTGAACTCATTAGCGATAGTAGGGTCATTCGGATTTAATTTCACTTTACGCAAAAGTGTAGAATCCGAAAAGTTCTTCACCCCGACATTATAAGTAAAAGAGACTAATGCGTCAAACTGGTTTTGTGTCAATTCCACATCCATAGTTGAGCCGGATACTATATCTACAGCATTAGAAATATCATCTAAAAGATATTCCGTCGCTTTAGCCTCTGTTATTATATCGCCTTCTTTTACATTATATGTATGCCCGTACCCGATAGTCCATACTCCGGCTGGGCACTTATATGCAACCAGTCTTAACCCCTCAAATTCCTTTATAAGGTTAAGCCCCTTTTCCCCTATTTGATTCAGATGCTTCATGGCTTTCAAACTCTTTAAAATACGGTATTTTCTTTACTATCTCAAAACTTACTATATAATGAATAAAAGATATTGCCCTGTTGTTCGGTAACAATGATTTTATGTTTGTCAATATGTTTAATGAATAAAAATAAGTAACTATGGATACAATAGCCGAGATACATTGTAATGCCATATCTTTGTTATGGAATTTATTACCTATAAAATAAACGCTCCCTACTAAGAGATAAAACACTAACATCTCACATAAGCAGAAATAAAACTTTTTGCATTTAAACGTTTTATGTTTTACAATGATATCTTCTATCAATCCTATTATAAAGTTTATCAAGAATATATAAGCGATAATTATAACATAATCATATATAGGTGCTATATAGCTTATTACTACCGCAAATAAACTTCCTAAAAAACCTTGAAATCCCCCCGCCTGATTCTCCATAATATTATTTCGTTAAAAATACAATCACATTAAATATAACATTATAAGGTTTTGATATACTATCTGCTAAAATTGTAACAGTACCAGCCCCATAATTATATTGAACTTTAGGGAATATTTGGGCATTATTATCATTTAAATTATATGCGCTTACTATTACTGTTTGTATTTTTGCTCCAGTAAAATTTATAGTCATTTGTGGATTATTTGAGCCTCCAAATGTACCGCTATTAGGAATATTTGGTGTTTCAAATAATGTTGTATTATTTATCGCGTTATCAGTTTTCTCTAATTGGGATGAATTTGCGTATATTGCATATCCGCCTAAGAAATAAGGAGTCAGATTCAGTTTATCATCTGTGACAGCTAATGCAGCTATTTTGGTAGAATCAATACTGTAATCTATAATCTTATCGTTTGACACTGAATTATCTTGTAATGCGTCAGTAGATATAGAACTTAATCCAATATTTCTTTCTGTCACTTGATAGTCCCCTATTTTAGCAGAAGTTATCGCATTATTCGCAATATCTGGTGTTGAAATAGTCCCGTCTGCTATCTTTTCTGAAGTAACTGCCCCGTCGGCTATCTTTAGGGTTCCTACAGCCCCATTTGCTATGTCTGATAAACCTATACTTGACGGTAATACCAGATTAGCCCGCCAATCGTACGTGTGATAGAATGAATACCCGTCCATACCTACAGCCCATGTTAAGTCGATTGTAGCAACTTCGGATACTCCTGTAGGTTGAGTATTGCTAAATAATGCTCTTTTTATAGCTGTATATTCTTGCCCTGTTTCTGACGAACGTTGTTCTACATCGCTTAACCATACATATACAGTCGCTCTATTTTGTTCTGTAACAGTAAATGTTTTATTGCAGGTCGCAATTATTATAGTCCCTGTAGCTAATGACGGTAGAGATGGAGAGGTTTTAAATATAAGCTGGGTAGTCCCAGAAGTAAAAGTAGCCGAATCCATCTCATTAGACATACTAATATCAATGAATTTGTAATTACTTGCCCCTAAAAATATCCCTAATGCGCTTTGCCAGTTATCAAATGCGCTTACTAAGTCATTTATATAAACAAGATTGCCATCATCGTTTATATATGATAATATTGTGTCTTTGAGCATATTGTACTGATTTTAGTTTATATTTTATTCCCCATATTATTAATGAATCTACAGTTTGGGTAAATTCTGAAAATGTATCTTTATTTTCTTCTAAATAAGACGGGTAATTTATAATTACTCCTGTTGTCAAAGATGAAGTATATAAATATGACTTTCCCCCAGTCGTATAGTCTTTATCGCTCCAATATACTTTTTCGCCAGCTTCATAATCTGAAGGATATAGATATACTTTATTTGAAGTGACATTTATAGCCTCTATATGCCTCCCGTCAGGGTCGTATAGGTCATTAAGAATATCTATTACTTGTTGCTTCCCATATTGGCAGGCAGCGATTTTATATGCCCGTTGCCTTTTTGTATTATATTCGTTCCATAGTAAGATAAAAGGATATAACAAACATAACAACAGCTTATAGAAGTTGTTCAACCCGTATTCATTATTTACCATATAATTAGGTCTGTTTATCTGGTAAATAAGTTTAGGTATATTTATTTCTCTAAACGGGAACATAGCTAATATTTAAATCCTCCGCAAAATTAAAATATCCTGATACTAATTTTATCCTTCCATTTTCCGCATTATATGTCAGTGAACCATTTGTAGAAACAACGTCAGGGATATATGCTGCTTCAACTCCTGATACTTCTTGGAAGGATTTTTCTAAATCGTTTATGAACAATGGAGCGCCTAACACTATATTCTGTTGTATAGTCGTTTTCATGGATTCTATATCATTTTTCACCTGAGCAAGAGAATTGCCGGCACTGTAATACACTGTCATACCTTCAGGGAATGTTAATATATCCAGTTCTCGGCTCTGTATAAATAGATTGAATCCCAATGGTATAAAATTTTCGTAGTAATCTTTGAATGCCGTAAGCTGGTCTGAACTCAAAGGAGTTAGATTGCCTGTATTGTCGGTAGTAGCTACATTTAATATTATACCTCCTTCAGATGTAGATACTGTAGCCTGCTTTATAATCCTGTTATTCTCGTTTATAGGATTATACCCCATTTCTTTAGTATCATTATCCAAAATTACCAGATTATCCCCATATTGGAAATATAAAGCCTTATCCAGATAATAATCTTTACGTGTTACTCTTAAACTCCGAGCTGTATTGGCTATATTATCTTCTGAAAATAGTATCTCATTAGATATTATATTGAATATAGTAGAAAGAGCGTCTACAAGACGCATCCATATAGCAGAAGCAGAAGTGTTTACGTTCTGGAATAAAGACTGTATAGCTATTATTATTTGTTGTCTTATATCTTCCATAATTACTCCGTTCTTAATCTATATAACTCTGCATCTATAAAAAACCAAATTTGCCTTGCTGACGGATTGTTATTTGATGCAAAAGCGGTAATTGTATACACTATCCTATCCTGCGTTCCCCCTCCAAAGTCTGACGGTTCCCATGCCGCATCTGTTACTAAAGGTGGGATTCCATTGTCCGTTACAATCTGAACTTTTGTTGTCACAGCAGGAACAACAATTTTACACACATGGTTGTTGTCGACAAGAAAATCAGAAGCCTTAAGATTTATAACACTCGTTCCTTGTGAATAAATTCCTAAAATATAATCGCCAGGCTTCGGATAATCAAAAACATTGGAAGTCTGATATTTAAACGCCCCAGAAGGTATATCGCCAACAATTGATTTTAAATCATAATTTGTTATTTTAATCGAATAAGTATCTGCTGAGGAATTATAGGTTATTACTCTTGATGTGAGTTGGTTATTTGCAACATCATAAAAGCTAACACTATTTGTAAGATTTGATGTTACTGTACTTGCAAATATCCTGTATTGGTTTAATGCAGCTAATCCGGTACGTGTATACACAAGATTGGCAGAACTCACCTTAGACATAAAATCATTCCATCCTGAAGCAACGGAATTAATCACATTTGATATAGCAGCTGATGATGAAGACTCTGAAAGAGCTAATAAAGAATTAGGGATTACTAATATAGTAGGTCTATCCCCGAATTTTTTTTCTCCAAAATCGGCTATTCCACCTATTGTCGTAAATGCAGAAGCAGAGACTTGTATCGGCTCGTTCCCCGACAAATCGTCTCCAGTATATTCTGTTAATGTCGTTATATCTACGTATTGTACCGCCATATATTTATACTTTAAATACTCCTAATACCTCTTTCCCGTTCATGCTATATACCGCCCTTATATCTCCCATTCCAGTAGAATGATAATAAGCTACTTTGCAATTTTCGCTTTTTTGAACCAAATATAAGGTATCTTGTTTATCTCCTACAGTAGTTTGGAATATTACTTCTTGGTCTCTTTGCTCAAATGTAGCATTTATATCTGAAGTAATCTCTACTCTTTGAGATTTTTTTTCAGGGTCATAGGCTACATAAAAATATCCTATACCGTCAGACCACTTTTTTTGTTTTCTAATTATAGCCATATATACAAAACTTTAAATTGCCCCCCATGAATTAACATATTTTTGCACACATGAGAGGGACAAACATAATATTAAGATACAGTAAATGTCGTGTTGGTTGTAACTTGTACATTTACAACAGAACCGCCTTGTGGTACGGTAATAGTAGCTGGAGTAACCTCCAATCTTGCAGCACCTGTACTCTGTGTAATCGTTAATGTCTGTTTTACAGATTCGGATGAACCTTGGATAGTAAATACCTGTGTTCTTGACTCTACAGTATCATTCAACACATAATTAATCTCTATTGAGAATTCGTACTTGTGGTCAGCCCCTGGGTCTCCGGAGATTGCAACACCATTAGTTGCAGTTATACTCCCGTCTGCTGTAAATTGTTTGTCTCCTAAGTCTTCTTCAACAATATCACCGCCCTCTACACTGAATTCTAACTTAGGGCTGTTAGATACTCCTGTTATTGTAACTTTACCAGCTGTGGCAGGAACTGTTACTCCTGTACCTGATTGCTCTAAAGTGATAAACTCTGGTGCAGCAGCTAAATTTGCTGTTATCGTTTTGTCTGGGGAAACTCCAGCAGCTTTAACAGTAAAAACTGTTTTTACTATTTCACGGTTACCTACATTTGCCGATTCTGCTTTTAGGGTTAATTGGGTATCCCCACTACCTGATGACGGGTCTAATATTACATGCCCTTTTGATATTGCCATAATTATAAAACATTAAAAGTTGAGTTTGTATATATATTTACATATTGATTGTCCCCATTTTGACTAACCGTAGTAAATGACGGTTGCACTTCCAAATAATATCCGCCTTCTATCGAATCTAATATCTGTTCCAATTGACTTTCAAATTCTTCATCCGATAAAAGATTTGAATTATACGGGAATTCAGATGCTCTTATCAATGTGGCATTGTTTGAAGTTTGCAACCCTTCTACTTCCAACTCTTGTCCTACTGTCAGTTGTGGAGTATAAGACAATAGCCCGTTTAAGGATAATATTTCGTTTATCTGCGAATAATCTCCGCAAACGTTCAACAAAACATCAAAAATCGTATCTCCATATTTAACTTTGTATGCCATATTGTCTGTATTCTGAATTATATACTACTTGCAACTCATATTCATATACTCCAGATTCCTCCGTCTCCTGTACGGAAATTTCTGCTATACGCCCACCGTCATTTAATATTTGATTCTCGGCTCGTGTAGCTAATTCTGTAGCTTCGTTCTGATTCACGTTTATAGCGACTTCCTGAAACCCTACTCCGATACTTGGATTATCTATGCTGGCTACGCTTTTCATGAAGATTAATGTTCCATTCTGTACGCTACATGAATCTATAATAACCATATCCGTATCAAATACGATATCATTATTCTCTATATCAAATTTAAAATCTTGCATATAACAGAAATTTCACCCCTAATATAATAATTAAAAATTTAATGTGTAAACGTTTCGTCCTGAAAATCTTCCTGATTGAAATCTTTTGCCTTCGAATTAGGAGCAGGGACACTTACATTCGTTGCCGTTTGTGATGTTGCGCTCCCCTTTGTAATTATTTCCGCTATCGTATGCGTATGGCTATTGAATGCTTTTACAAAATCGTTCAGTTTCGCTTCCAACTTCTCGATATATATCATGGGACTCTCCCCGCCATTTACCTTGACTATTTTGTCCTGCATCTCTATTGAAGTTTCCCCTACTTTTATATCTAATTTCGCGTTGTCAGTCGTATTTGTATATGTTATACCGTCCTTATCCATTGTAAGGAGCTGCTTTTGGCTATCTTCTAACATCTCAAACTGTACAGATACTGACTGCACTTTAGAGAACTTTATAGGGAAAGATAGGGAAGAATCCCCTTGCACGAACCCCAATACGCAATTGCTGCCTATTTCTGGAATTTGTATCACGGAAGTAGAATCATGGGGGATAATGGAAAGAGGAATATTGAACATTTGGTTATCATCGTCCGACACGACATCAAATGTCAGCTCTTCCATATTTACTCCAGTAACTTCACCATATACTAAAGATACTGAAGAATAGCTTTTCAACACGTTCCTTAAATTATCCCCTAATTCCTGCATTGCAGAATCGAACTTGGAGCTTTTTCTATAACTTAAAACATCCATTCTTCATTTGTCAATTTTGATGAAACATGATATCCGTTTTCGTTGAATTCCCTTCTTATCCCTAATACATACAGATTCGCACTGTTTTCAGGGAATAATGTGTCAGTGAAATTTACATAGTCGAACAAATCTATGCGAGGATATAGCAACGTCGTTATTGTCCCGCTATTATATTCCCCCTTTAATCCTTGATACGCATTATTTGCGAATTCTTCCAACCCTTCTTGTGTCTGTATAGAACTGCAATTCAATCGGATAGGTCTGCCATTACCTTTATTCCCTACATTTATTGTCGTACGCTTGCCGTTTACATAGCCGTTTACCGTAACATAATAATTCTCGAATTTCCCGTTTTTAGGAGATACATCTCGTTCTATTACATTTACAGAAGTGTCTAATTTTATGGTTTTTTTCTGGGTGTATTTTAATCCCGTTCCCATAAATAATTTCCCTTCTGGGTCAATGCCCGTATAAATGCCGAATTTACGCATTAACATCTGTGCTGCTTCAAAGGGGCTGACTCCCTGCCATAATTTTTCGTTGAATGTCGAAGTAGCGGTATAATCGGCTACGGAAATTTCTTCATAATCCCCTGTAAGATTGTTATCCGAACGGTATTTCTTGAATGCCTCATTCCCTACATCGCAACAGACTTTCAACCCTTCATATATCGAGGTCTCTTGTGTCCAATCCTTATTTACGACTCCAAATCTCAAAATAAAACATTTGTCCTCACATACAAGAGTAGTCGGGAACCCTGATTTTATTTTCTTTATAAACCCGTCAAATACGAGCATTTTCCCCGCTTCTGGGTCATTCTCGAAATTTATGTTTACCTGTTCCCCGTAATTGATATTATGGTAATAGGCATATACTTGTATATGAGCCCCTATTTTTATATTAAGCCCTTCTACATCAATTTTAGAACCAGTAATTATTTCATCTCCTTTCAAATAGGCAATAGAATAAAAAGGCAACGTTATTTCCGCTGTTTCCGCCAGCTTCATAACGGTGTTTTCGGATACGAAAGAAACAAAGTTCAATATCTTTTTCCCTTCTATCCAGACTTCATTACCACACCTGAAAAAATTACAATAACATTTCATTGTTTTTCTACAAATAATGTTTGACGCGTTAAATCTACCTCAAGCAAATTAAGGGTAATATTGGTAACTGTAGACCCTTCTTGTGGGTCTATGGCATATCTCGCCAATACGACGAACTGTATCCCTACCTCTTTATTTGTGAAATTATTATATATGGCGAATACCGATTTGTTTTTATACAAATCATTTATAACTGTCGCAAATTTGACTATATCGCCAGCCATTGCGCCTTGATTCTGCCGGAAAGACATAGGGTCATACCTCCCATTGTCGGTTATAGGCTTCCTTTCAAGTTTTATTCTTAATATTATCTCCGCGGGGTTGTATGAAGTCATTTCATATATCGCCGACCCGTCTACCAATTGGCTTTTGACAATATTTTTTGATGCGTTTATAGATAAGCTGTAAGATAACGGCAAATAATAATCGCTTATCCTGAAAATATAGTCATTCTCATTTGTCACGGAAATAAGATTGTCTTTCGCGTTCGCGCTTGAAGCGGAATATCTGGTTTTTTGGTTTATCAATGAACTCTTAACCTTATTCCCTATCCCGTTGATATAACCTCCTTCAGATGATATCGGTATCACTGATTTTACGATTCCTACAGAAGAAAACGTAAGGGCTAATGCTGTAGCTGCTGCTTGCTCCGCATCTCTTATCGTATCCCCCGCTTTTGCAAGTTCTCCCCTTATGTTTTGTGGAATAGATACGGTATTTCTGAACTTATCTTGCAATTCAGACCCTGAACTCGTTTTATAATCATTCTCTTTTGTCATGTTAACGGTGTTGCTTGGTTAAACGCTATATTTAGACCTCTCGCTATTGCCTGTGTCACATAATCCTCTATTTCCCTCATTATTGTTGACGGGTCGGTAGTATTTATGTGGTTGTCCATGTCTACTATGGACTTGTTGAAATTTATAATCAGAGATTTACTTCCCTTTGATAAATCTTTCATACGACCCGTCTCATCTTTAACTGGAGATACTGTAGGAGCAGGAATAAACTCTTTTGAAGTTAATTCAAATGCCCGTGATAACGCTGTCAAATCAGGGGTATAATATCTTAATCTCTTTATTAAATCTTTTGCCTCCTTTGTCCCTAAATTATTAAGATTATTAAAAAGGTTTTCTATATCCTCAGCACTTAATTTTATATCTTTTACAGCGGATGTTAAATAACCGGATTTATATAATTTATCATCTGAAGGCTCTCTATATAAATAATTCGTCCTAAGAATTGTGCCTTTTAGCTTATTAATCGCTTGCTCTTTCGTCAAATTATATTCTGGCACCCGAGACCACAATGCAGCCGTAGTCCCTGATGCAAGTCCACCGACAACAGACCCTATCGGGCCAGCAGATGAACCCAATAATGCGCCTGACCCAAATCCTCCTATAAAAGAGCTAATAGTAGGATGTTCATTTATCCAGTTTATTATTTTATTCCCTACGTCTATAATACCAGAAATAAAGGAATCGAAAGCGGATATAGCCTTTTGAAATATTGAACCATCATACCCCTCACCGAATGTCTTGTACAGCTTAGATAATGATTCGTTTATATGTATACTTGTGTTTGCTATATCTTCATAAAAGTCTTCTAAATACTCTAATTTATCAGCCTCTAAATTTTCTTCAGATAATTGGACACGACCTTTCAATACCCCCGCTCTCGGCAATTCAAATTGCCCTATAAATCTTTCAAATGCCTTTATTAGAGCTTGGGGATTTTCTCTAATAAACGAATATATATCTTCTCCTTTATTCTTTGATTGCGCTCTAAGGTCAAAAACATACTTCTCGATTAAAGGTACTGACTTGAAAAGTTCTTTCATGTCTATACCTTGCCAAGTAGTAAGTAATTGTTGTAAGTTCAACCCGACTATCTGCAAATCTCTGCCTGAAACAGCAGAAATCTTAGCTGCTAATTGTCCGAACCATTGGGCATCTCTTGACGATAATTTTGTATCTCCTACAGTTAATCCCGTCATTGTATTCATCAAAGAAACTAATCCGGCTCTGGAACCTCCTGTTTGCGTAACAATGTCTGTAGCATTACGGAACATCTCATTATATCCGCTCCCTTGTGCTAATCTTGCCATATTATATTGCGAGACATTTGATATCGCTTGTGAGGTTTGTTCGCTCATGAGATTATTTCTACCCCAACGGTACAACAACCCGCCTCCGGCTATCGACACAGCTTTTAACCCGACAATTCCACCTAACACCCCAATGACAGATTTTAATGCCGGAATAGCCTGTAATGCAGCTTTACCTACAGAACCTATCAGGTTAGCAAAGTTCCCTAAATTCCTTTGCCAACCTGAGTAAGTAAATGAATTTGCAATAAAATTATTTGAAAATCTTTGTCTTGCCTGATAATATCTATCTATATTCCTTAGTAAATAGCGATTATTCGCAAACGGAGAACGATATGCAGCATAATTCATCCTCCGCCATAAATTCATGCGTTCTTCTGGGATATGTGGATAAGGGTTATATCTTCTCCCTCCTGCCGGATTATTAAAGCTACCTCCCCTACCGCCTATATTGTTTGTTATACTTTTTAAGTTCTGGGCTTTCTTTATAGCATCGTCCAGTTTGGCATTTAGGTCTCCCTTTAGATTAAGCTCTATTTGATAGATATTAGGCATAGATTATTTCTTTTTGTCAATTTTAAATGGTGCGAAATTCACGTTATCCATTATCCATAAAGCAAGACAATGGTATTTTTCTATTTCTTCCAAAGTTAATGATTTTGTAATTTTATTAATCGGAATATGGAAAAAATGAGAAACAAGAGCTTTTTTTATCAAAAGGGGGTCTGTCTTGCTATATTGTGTTAATTTATATTCTATTTCTGCTCGGGCATCTGCATATTTAGGGTTTTCCCTGCCCGATTGATAAAATTTATCAAATCCTCCTGTACTTGTTCTGAAGAGAACAGAGACAGACATGCAATCCCGTCACTTGAAATCCTTTTTGCTAAAGTCTTGTCAACGACAAATATATTAACGTATTTTATTGCGTCGTTTATCTTTCTCTCTGTCGTCGTATCCGAATTATCCAACAAAGAAGTAATGAAAATTGAATCTTCCAAACGTGTACGCTCTGCATGTCTTAATTCTACATCTTCTGTTACTTCTATTTCCTCAAATATACCTTTTTTGTCCGGTAATTTTTCTATAAATGTGAAATTTGAAACTTTAAATGTGCTCATGTGTTGATAGTTTTAAATGTGAAAAGGAGATAGGGGAATAATCCCCTATCTGATTAAATAGCTATTGGTGTAACTTGTCTTGTAAGTTCTGTTGCCCTGAAATTCAAGGTTACTAAAGTCTGAGGGTCATTAGCATTGACCTCGAAAGAATCATTGCTAAATTGTGCTCCTGTATAGGTCAAAGTCGTATCAGTCGGGGTTAAATCCGCCCTGTTGCTGAACATGATAGTAACGGTAAGCCCTTCAGGAATATCAGTTAATGACGGTCTCAACGTAGTTGCTATCCCGTTATAACTGTTTATTAACCTGTTCCATTCTCCTGATTGTATAACAAAAGAACCTGAATAGGCTTTGTTTATACCTTTTACGGAAATAGGAGTTTCAGAACTTATTGCATAAATCTCATTTACCGACTTTTCTATACTTCCCGAAAAATTCTGCGCTGTGAACAATTGTATAATTGCTCCATTTCCTAAGTTTACCCAAACTTGGACGTCAGCACTTGATATTATTAGTCCCGATTGGTCTGCCATAATTTTAAGAAATTGAAGTTACAAAGAATGTTGTTACAAAGGCTTCACGCATTGCAGGGTTCGGTACTATACTTATAGTCACTTCCAAAGCTTCGGATTGTATGTAATTATCATCCTTAGCCTTGAAGTCGAAATCTATCGCCCCAGCTTGCCCAGCGTTTATTCTCGGAGTGATATATTGGGCTGTAAATTGTGATATAGCTGAACTCTTAAAAGCCTGTAATATCTGACCTGAAGAATCACAAGGGATATTCTGGTTGATATAATAGGTAAGGAACTGTTGGGCATCATCGCAAACTGCATTGCCGACAGCAACTCTTTCTATCTTGTTTAATGCCATAGTAGTGGCGTTGCATGTCGCCCCGTCGTTGTAATATAACCCCTCTATACCTAACCTGTTACGGGTAAATATATATCCTAATGGGGCTACCAGATTCGCGAGAGTGACGTCATACCCGTTTACGGGTGTACCAGTTTTTGGATTGCTAGATACAGAAGCCAAATCACTATCCGTAAAATATTCTTCCGTAGCTACAGAGCCCAAAGCTACATTCCCGATAGATGCAGCTATACTCCGGCTGGCTCTTACTCCCAATACACGCCCTACAGAAGACAATCCGTTAGGAGAAGAACCGGTAACACAATATGCTACACTCGGATAACTCATAGCCGAGCAATCCATAAGTTTCGCTATCTCTGTTGCGCTGCTGAAAGTCCCCTGCTTGATATACGCTCCGTCAAATACACCAACCATTCTGATGCCCAATTCAAACATGTTAGTCAAGAATGTCTGTATCTGATTGAGTGCTTCTTGGTCTGTCTCATTGTTCACGCCTTCACCATATTCAGGAGCGGGCAATGTCCCTTTAGATTGGCAGAATCCTATTGCACGAGGTCTGTTCTTATAACTCCCTGAGATAGTCTTGAATATTACCGGCTGTAATGCTGTATAGAAACTTGCAGTAGAGAAGTTTATGCTTGCCGTCGTTTGAACGAGGACAATCCATAACTTAGTCCCTGCTGAAGCTGCACCGTAAAACTCGCTGATGTGTTGGTATAGCATAGTCTTCGCTCCGTTACCTTCCGCCCATTCTGAAGTTATACCTAACCCCTCTGCTGCTGATAACGAAGTTATCATATAAGGGGTGTTTAACTCTAAGTCTTCAGGCAAATTAGATTCCGCACCTGCCACATCAACAACCAAACAAGAAATAGATTCGTCTACTTGGTTACTCCCAATAGACGTATCTTTTAATGAAATATGTATTCCTGTTGTTGCCATAATTATTCTTCTTTAGGTGGTCTACCTTTTGTTTTCTTTTCTGAGTTTTTCCGAGCCTCTTTTAACGCATTGAATTCGCTTTCAATAGAACTATCCATTTTAAGCGGTTCTTTCTTGTTCTTAGCGGAATTGTTAGGCTCTGGCGGGTTATATGATTCTAACACATTTTTAAATTCCTCATTGTTCAGAGGCAGGTTATCCATCGTAATTTCCGCCCACAATAATTTATATTTCCTCCGCTCAAAGTAATCATGTGCTTGTCTTCTGGCATCTATTTCCCTTCCGAAAACTTTGCCGTTTTCACATGCGTATACTTTTCCGCGAGATTTTACCAATACGTATAGATACTGGAAAAAGCCTTCTTGATAATTAGTAAGTTCCATATTGTTTATTGTTTATTTTGTGTGTTAGTATTCAAGCAGGGGATTTTGCCCCCTGCTTATTATTTATATTATGCACCTGCTACTGCTGGAGCTACGCCATAGATTCCTACTCCGTCCTTACGAGCTGCACCGGCTCCCATACGAGTATCCATAGACATTTCCCATGCCCAAAGGGTAGGTTCTTGTTTTACGAATACATTTGTACGACCTACACCGATAAGGAATTGAGAAGGCAAGAACCCGATAACGCAACCGTAAGCCTTAGCGTTAAGAGTAACCGGTGTATAATCAGAGTCTATCATGTGACCTTCTGCTAAAGGTTCTCCATATAATTGCGGGTCAACCACTTTGCTTGTAGTAGTATCATATACACCACATATAGAACGCTGTGTAATGTTCATGCCGTAAGCCATCATCTGCATTGGACCGATATTTTCAGTCGGTAAGTTCAACGCATTTACAAAAGTATCGTTAGACTGCAATTGGTTAGCATAGATAGCGTCCATTACTACCTCTGGACGTTCGATATCCAGATTGAAGTTAGCTTGGATAAACTTCATGCGGAGGCTTAACAAGTCAGCTACCGTGAAATCTTTGATATTACCTGCGGCAGCCGGATTGGCTGGGAACATGCCTGCTGAATTTACAGTGGCGGTACCGGTCATAGGAATAAAAGTACCTTCCTTAACAGCTTCTGCCAACTGTTGGATAATATAGTTATGTTGAGCGTTAGATACTACTCTCAAAGCTTCAGCCATACCAATGCCTCTCTTGTCATATCTCAACAGATTATCATCGCCAGGCTGCCATGCAATGGCATTTAAGGAGAAAGCATAAGTAGGAATAGCGATTGGGTCGTCATCATACAAATACTCGGACACTTTTTCTTTAGGCACCAAAGTATCGAAATAAACTTTAGGAGTCATGTTTATTTCTGGGTGTATCGTACCGGCTGAATCTGAACTAATACGCGGGATTCTATCAGCGAATGTGTTAATAGGGAACAACATGCGATAATACATTGCCAGCCATTGTACGGCTACTAAATCCGGTGTTGCCAAGAAATCATAGGTATTGTCTCCGGCAGCCAAAATAGTATCCAATAGTTGCGGAGTAGTTTTTGGAGCTGTCCCTTCAAAACATAAATTCACTTGACCGAAAGAGCTCATAAAATCACGGTCGTTTTTCAAAATAGACGCCAATTCTTTGTAAGAATCCAGCAAGTCATGAACTGGGATAGGCTTGTGCTCATGAGCATATTTCAAGTCAGAGCCTAATGCCATCATACCCATCTTATTTTTACCTTCTTCCGAAGATAAATAAGAATGTAAAGTCTTGTATTCTGTCATAATTTTAGGTTGTTGTGTATTTTCTGTAAAAATTCTTGCTTCAGGGTTTGCCTGCAATCTTTCCGCTACTTTTTCAGGCAATTTCTTTTTCAAATCCTCAGACTCCAATTTTTCCTTTTCGTCCTTAGCTTTGGTGTCCTCTACTTCCTTCTTGTCCTCGTCTTCGTCTTCTTTAATGTCTTTGTCTTCTTCTTTTTCATCTTCATCATCATCTTCTAATTTCTTCTTTGAATTCAGACCTAACAAATCTTTCAAAGCCGAAAGGACTGTGTTTTTTGTTTCCTCAGCCTTAAGCTCTTCTTTTGTAGCTTCTGACTCTGGAACTTTTTGAACTTCGGGCTTAGCCTCCAATTCTTCCTTTTTTTCTTTTTCTTCTTCCATATTATCTAATTCTTCAGAGTTAGAACTTAAAGTAATAAATTCCTTTTTATCACAATATAATTTATATTCCACTGGGATATGCCCCAATTCATGTTTTACCGCATTGGCATTTGAAGGAACAGTAACTAAAGAGACTTCAAAAACATCAAAAGACTTTGTTTTCTTCTCTCCCCTATCATTCTCTACTATTACTGCATTCCCTCCAATAGATACGGCTCTTATACAACCTTCATTGTATAATTTCTCATACATCTTCCCTTTTTCAGTAGATGCAAATACTAATACTCCTGTCCATGCGTCATTTTCGAGCTTTATATCATCTATCCTGCCGATAGGAGGCTCCCATGACATATGCTGTTCTACAAGAACGGGATTTTTCAAATATCTGTCCCATTTTATAGACTTGTTCATTACCCTAAATCCTCTGTCGTTTAGGGATTCATCCGATAATACCTGCCTTACCATTTTTATAATTTTCTATTAGTTCTTCATTCCCTTCTATCTTCATTTGCCGATAATTCTCTTTCTTGTCATATTTCCCCAATACAATTGTATCGGCAAAAAATGTTTTGTTTTTGTCGGTATATACATAACCTTTTCTTGCTTTTAACTCCGTCATAATAAACCAGTTATTGTCCAACCTTTATCTGTTGCCGACTGTTTTTGCCCTTCCGTCAATTTTGCATATACTGCAGAATTCAAGAATAATGTCTGTGTTGATGAAACAGTTGCCAATCCATCAAGTATGCTTTGTATGGATTCATCACTTAGTTGTGATGAGCTTGCTACTGACAAAGAATATTTTATACTTCCTTGTATAAATCTTACTTCCCTTAATGAGAAACAGTTATTAAACATATTTCCCTGAGAATTTGAAGATGTTATTTCAGATAAATCAAATTCTCCATTTATTATTTCTAAAGAACCCCTTCCATTAAATAACAAAGAAGCATTTGAAAAAATAACTTTAGGAGAAAATGTGACAATTTTTAATTTATCTGGAATCAAATTCGGAGCTAAGGAAAACATAGATGTTGCATTAATAGCAAAATCAGGAATATTTATAATATTCAATTCTTCTATACATGAACATCCGTAA